GTGCATGTCTGACTTCACGAGCATTACCTGTATCTCTCAATATATCCCCATAATCAACAACCACCATATCGAACTTCTTACCCAATGTTTTTAATTTCTGTAAGTGTGCACCTAATGTGTGAACAGATGCTGTTTTGGTTGGGAAATATTTTACAACCAATTCACCTTTGATTTCTTCAATTTTATCTTTTACTTCATCTTTATGATACTTTAAGTTCTGATTTGCTATACCAGTAAATGCTGAATCATATCTCAATCCAACATAAGCCTCATTCAACTCTAATGAATAGTGAACAACATTTGTACCTCTCTTCATAGCACCAGCACCTAATGCACATAATATCCAAGTTTTACCAATACCAGCGGGTGCTACAATCACACCAAGTTCACCACCAGCTAAACCACCTTGAGTTAAATCATTTATTACATCCCATGGCGTTTCAATCGTCTCACGAGCCATTTCAGAATATCTCACCTCAATATCTTCAATATAATCATGTCCAATATTTCTTTCTGTGCCGGCTTTCATAGCATCATCAATGAGGTTTTTTATCTTTTCATAGTCACCATTTGATTCCAATATATCAACTGATTTAACGATAGCATTCTTTAATGTTTG